GTACCTTCAGGGAAACTATTCAAATAAGTATCCCATAACTGATTTTTGTCTAAATCCACTTTATATAATGGATATTCAGACATCCTATTAAACTGTGCAGTGACAGCCAATTTAAATTCTGAAAAGTTCATAGTATTTCCTCATAATTAAGTTTTCTATTCTTTAGGTCCACCAGAAATAGGCACAACTGTTAATGATTTTTCAATTGACCAATTATGTTTTTCTATCCGACTCCATATAGTTGATGCTGGAATACCTACTATTTTTGACCATTCAGAAATAGTACGAGTGTGATTTTGGTAAGTAAGAAAATGGTTAGTTTTGCGATTAGTTGTTTGTGAGGTAAGTTCTCCCCAAAAACAGTTCTTTTTAGAATAATTTTTTGAAGTATCTTTGCGTATTAAATGCAGACCTTCTGGCCTATTACCCATATCTTTATAGAACTGTTCAAAAGTATCCCAATGAGGAGATACAGAAATACCTGCACCACCAAATCTTTTATACTGCTCTGGCGCAGAATTATTACAACGATCTCGCATACTGCACCAAGTTAAATGAGTTGGACTTCCGGTTTGCCCGTGTTTCAGCATAAGAGTATGCATACGTTCACTATGGATACAGCCACAAGACTGTACTAAATGTGCTGTTAATTGGGCAGATAAAACAGTGTGTGTGTTTCCACAATCACATTGACAAAACCAAACCATACCTCCATGTTTTCTTCCCACAATACCTAAAGCAATTAAACGACCAAAACGTTTATTAGTAATATTTTTAACATTAAAATGTAATTGATCCAGTGGAATAAAATTGGGAGTATGAGACATACCATTTCCTCGTAATATATTTTACCCACAAAAAAATACCAGCACGTAGCTGGCATATAGACCGCGCACCGTCCGAAGGACGAGACACCGACCCTACACTGTTTTAGTGTCAATCATGTCCAGAAGGTCGGCGTACACCGCTACATTCATAGTTACCCCATGACGTTCAGCCACCCATAAAATACGCTGGTTCAATACCCGAAGATATATGCGCCAACCCAAATATTTAGTTTTTGGTTTCTTTAGCATTTCCCTCTCCTGTATGGATAGCACCGTCAGACGGAGCGGAGCGGGAGTCTGTAAGGTGCGGCATCCAATAATTAAATGAATGCTTCCCATTATATAAACCATGGCTAAACCATGTTTCCAACCTACCCACAGTAGCTAATTCAGTTTTAGGATGATGGTGTATATGCCTGTATTCACCTACTTTAAATACACTTGCTTCTGGATTAATAGTTATACGAGCAGGTGTATTAATAGTTTTTACAGGTCTAAATAAAAAACCGTCTTCTATCATATATAAACTGTATGTATCTATGGCTATAGCTCTAACGTTACCCACAATATTTTCCTATTTTAGTGGAGTGTAAATGCATCCTTTGTTTTACCTAAATGAAAAGTAAGAAACGAAAGTCTATCTTCTCCTTCATATGCCAACAATATTACCAATGTATCAAAAGATAATTCATAATTTTCTATATCCCCCAGTGAAATAGAATTTGCTGTATGCATATTGATAGCACTGGCATCCATAATTGCAGCCAACATACCTACAATATGTGCTTCAGCTTTTATAACATTTTCAGTTGGTTCAGTGTGTATAACCACATGAGATTGTATTGGAGCTTCACCCTTATGTAAGAAATTATCGGAAGCAAATTCATCTAGCGGTATTGGTTCTATTTTATTTGAGGACATTAGAAGCTTCTTTTTTAACTGCCTCACAGTATTTAGTAACGGTTGCAGCCGCATCCTTACAATGTCCAGCTAATTCTGAAACATCAATTTCACCGCCATCTTTTAGTAACCTGTCGTAAACCATTTCCAGTCCTAATGCCAATGTCATTGGATAAGCTGGTTGCTCAAGGTTCCAGTATATTTCCCCTGGGTTTTTATTCTTTTTACCTGTTATAGGATTTAACTCTGCAGCTACGTGTTTTTTCTCAATGCGCCATTGATACTTATCGCTGGTCAATCTACGATTACCGCATAAAATAATCATCCCGTACCGCCGCCTGTTGGCCTGTCATCTGTTACTTCTTCTGCAGGAACAGGTTCAACCAGATCACTAATAGTTTCATTTTGTTTTTTAGCAAAATCAGCGAAATGCTTGTAGACTTCATTAACTGATTTGGTTACTTTCAATAATGCATCCTGTACAGCAACATAGTGCCCACCCATTGAATTCAAAACAGCACGTAATTCATTGCTATTTTCTTTTAGCTTTTCATTCGCTTTTTCCAATTCTTCAATTCTTTCTAGGAGCTTTTCATTCAGACTCATTTTCGAGTTCCTTTTTGTATTCTTTCAACAAATGATGCAGGACAAGCAATGCTAAACCAGTACCTACTACTGCAGCAAATACAGGTATAGCCACCCACATCCCCAAAATAACTACAAATACAGCAATACTCGTAACAATATCTTTCATCGTATTTACCTTATATATGGGGCTGGTACCCTCTAATTAACGAGGGTACCCGTACAGTTATTAATCAGCTTCTGAAAAATCAAACTTGATTGCTTGTTGTTCTTCGTCTGATGGTTTAGTTTCCCCTTCTTCGCCTTCTTTCTTTTCCAACGGCATAATATCAATTTGAGCTGAATGCCCATTGACACCTCTACCTGCAGTTAGAGTAACTTCTACAGCTTTATTGGATAGGTCAATACCTTGAAGGTTAATGTATTCAACCAATGCATTTTGGATCTCTTGTTCGTCTAAATTAATTTTCACTATTATTCCTTGTTTAATATTTGAAGTGCTCTATGTGCCTTTCGACAATCAGAGCACATTTGGTTTCTACGTGGATCAGTTAATTCTTGCTGGCTTCTATGCTCTGTTTTTTCACAGCTACATTTGCAGTAGTACCAGTGTTGAGCTTTTGCCATAGTTTTAGCTGTTCTTTTATTGACACATGAATGTCCATCATAAAAACGTATGGTGAAATTTCCAACAACATCCCCTACTTTAAATTTTGGGGCAAGTATAGAGCTTCCAGCTTTATTCATAGATCTGAACCTTCTACGTGAAAAAGTCATAGTCCTCCTTCATATTTGATATACATATAATGGGCAATCATAAGGCTGTCTGATTTACCGTCGATCAGACCGCCTCTAGGCCCATATAATTCAGCATGAGGGTAAAGGGTAAGGGCGATGCCTGCAATGGCCTTTTTAAGGCCTGCAGCACTGCCAGCTTTCTTCTTTGTAGGTGCCTTGATCAGTCTTTGCCATTCAAGAGGACGAACCATATCAATACCGATTCCGGTGCATTTTAAAACACCATGGAGTAATCCAGTATTAAAACCAAATTTAAAATTACTTCCTGCACTGGTACCCTGGATTGCATGTACAGCTTCTATCCCAATCATATTAATAGGCGTGACAGAATGTATAGTTGTTATATTTGAAAATAAATCCCGTAGTGTTTGAACTCCTCCGGGATTATCCAACCATTCAATCCGTTTAGTTTTTGGATACAGGAAGCAAATGTAACCACTTGCTCCTGGATCAGCTCCTACATAAAGGGATGTCATGAGAATAGGGAATCTACTGCTCCAGAATCTGAATCTGGCAATGCATCAGTATCAGCCGATGTTCCACTCACAGCTTTGTATGTGTCATTTACATAGGAAGCATCGAAATCATTCTTCCATGTGTTAACAAATACGGGTGCTTTAGCTTCAGCAGCTTTTTCAGCAACAGAAAAACCATCAGGATGAAATACTTTATCAATTTCATTGAATACACGTTCTTTGCCAATAGGCTCATAAATGCCTGCAGCGTTCGCCTCATTTTTATTGGTTCGGTGTTTGTGTATTCCAACAAGAATTGGTTTACCAATCATATCCACCATTGCATTAACTTCTGTCGGCTTTTCAGCACGAATCTCAAAGTCATATAATTTGATGGTTTTCTTTTCAGCATTTTTGGCTACAGCCTGCATAGTGGAACCTGCTGTGATATTGGCAATAAGATCAGCCAAAATCATTCCGGGTAACAAACGATGCTTGTTATTTTTCGTTACGTAATAATTCTTATTGCCTTTCTTGTCACCAGAAGTGATCCACAATGTTTGGCGTACTACTTGTTTTCCACCATCTGCAGGTTTCAAATGCAGGTTCAGACCTAAAGCACCACCTTTGGATTTCTCCAGATAGGCGACATCAATTATCATTGGGTACAGGCCAGTATCAATTGCATAGCCTCCTTTACCACGAATGACATCTGTATCTTCTTTTTCAATATCGGCACCAATGCCAAGATTTTCAAAGCTCATATATATATTCTCCTTTAGAGATTATTTGGGGGGTAAATTAAAATGATTTATTTTGTGCAGGTATTCAGTTCAGCCAATAGTGTTGCTACTTTTTTCTCTTGTTTACTGATTGCCAGATATTCATTAAGAAAAGACATGCCTGCAAGCACATTACTTTTTGAAAGTTTATGTTCTAGAGCAACTGATACAGTTTCTTTTAACTCTATTCTTACTAAATCACCATTAGCATCTAAACAATACTTCACGGCACCTTGTTCAATAGAAACAATATACCTTTCTTTAGCTTTTGTACTAGTTATACGTGATCTTCCGAATATGTGTGCAATCTCGAAATTATTAAGAGAAGACACAGCTTCTCCCATTTTTTCCAGTACTTCAGTTTCATTAATAAAATTGGCAAGTAAGTTTTTATTACGTAGTAACCACGTTGCTAACAATTCAGTTGCAAATTCTATTTCTACTTTGGTAGGACGTAAACCTCCAAACAATACTCCAGCTACTGTAGCTAAATGTTTACCGCATGGAGTATAGAGTTTCATTTCTTTTGTGTTTGCATCCAAATCTGCATGATATGGGTCCAGGTCTGCATCGTTGAGGATGGGTTGACACGCTTTGCGTAAGAGTAATGCCATGGTATTTCCTTATTTATAGTAGGTGTGTAATTGATCCAACAAGAATTGAGCATCATTATTTATGAAAGACTCGTTGGCATTCCAGAGGCCGAGAGGTCCCCTAATACGTTCATTAACTGTTTCTTTGGTTAAGCGTGTTTGGTATACATATTTAAAACCAAGCATTTCATCTTCTTCACTTATAATGAGATGAGGGTTTTGTGATGCTTCCAGTTTTACGAGAGATACTTTTTTACAGGCAACTACATTACAAAAATAGGATTCAATACCTTGATTCATGAGACTGCCTTTTACCTTAACCAAGGTTTCCATGACACCTTCTGCCTCATTTAGAATGTCCATGGTGTGTGCAATGAAGATTACATTTTTAGTAGATTTAGCTACATAATTTTGCATTAACTCTTTAAAGAATTGAGCATACCCAGACCATGCTTTCATAGTATTGGTAGCTTTCAAAACTACATTGCTTTCGTACATATCCATCAAGAAGGACAAACTATCAATAATGATAGTGTGTACTTTGTCATGCTTTTCAGCTTGTTTAAAAGCATCAAATACCTGTCGATGATCTGTGACCACCATTTGTTTAAATTTAGAGGGAAAAGGCAGTTCTTTTCCACTTTCACAGTTTAAGTAAATGACTCCTGTTGGGTTACTAAGATTTTGCAAACTAGCGGATTTACCACTAGCACTTTTTCCAACCAGTAAAACAAGATTTCTATTCATTAATTATTATTTCCTTTAGAGTGAGCACGTTTATTGACAGTCACCATAATGGTGGTGAGAATTTCAGATTCAGGTAATGGGTCATTCAGTTTATTATTCAAAGCTAAAACATTATTTCGAATGCTTTCTGCGTCATAGCCCATGTCAACCTGAATGAGGCTAAACTTCATTAATTGTTGGTTACGATTACCATCGCCAGTATTGTTCAGGAACCATCTTTCAAAATTACTAAGAGATGTTTGGCTGGCTACAATCTTTTTACGTTCTTCAGCTTTTTTAGTTTTGGGCACAAACTGCAGAGCATCCAGAAATTCGCCTTTGTTGTACCAATATTTGCCTGGACAAGTTAGCCATTTACGGCTTCGCTGTCCTGTTTGGGTATCCACTTCAAAAGGGAGCCAATCAAATACATTCTGCATGAACTCTTTAAAATCTTTTGTACCTAGTTCTAATTTATGGCTCAGTGGCATCAATATGCGAAAACGATGTTCATCTGCTGTGTGTCGTTTGGTGGTATGCAACAGCCAACTATAATCTTCCAACAATAATTTTGCTGTATCTATACTTACACTTTTTTCTACATCCAGAATTACCATATTGAATCCAGGGATACAGTGTTCATCATCTCTGTATCCATTTTTCAAATGATGATTTACCCAATGATAATTAGGCTTTTGGATCAAATGATGTAAGGATCCAAATGAAGCAGTCTCACTTCTATAATTTTTAGTTATATTGGCTCCATATGAAATAACCATTTCATCCAGATCGGTTTCTTCAACACGTTTACCACTCATGAATTCGATACCATCTGTGATTTCACGACGGATATACATGCCCTGTTTGTAGCCATATGCTACGGCTAAATTAAGCATTTCTCGTTTAGCCTGCTCTGCACCCTTATAAAAGGGCAAGTCCTCCGTGAGATCAGCCTGAGTAAGCTCCTTGCCTATGCTGGTAATGTAGTCTGCCAATTTGACATAGGGTCTTTCCCTATTCAGGATATTTTTGAATGCTTCACCGGATTCCTCTGCCATGGCTATTGCATTTTTCAGGTGATCCATAGTGACCCATATGGAATGATCAATGTAAGCGTATACAGCAGCCAATTTAACTACTTTAAAATATCTATGACTAATTTCTGCTTTACGTACTTCTTCATATTTGGATAGTTTGTTAGCTACATTTTGGCAATGAATTTGATAATCATACATAGCCATCAAAACATCATGTTTCATTTTTAGAGTTTGATGAAAACCAGCCGGATCTGCCAATAAACCTATCTTGTCAGCA